TTCCAAGGCGAGCCGGGGCGCATCGTCTACGTCGCCAGTCCCCAGGCAAAGTACCGCGGTCAGCCCGAGCTGGCGTGGGCACGAAACATCCGGCATGACGATGCGCTGCCAACGGGAGACCAGGGGCAGCTGTGGTGAGCCAAATCTACGAGAGGAAATCATGACACTCAAGGGCGCTTTCAATGCCCCGCAGCCGACGCCGGGCCGGTCGTGGGATTCACCGCCGGAGCATATCTGTTCGGCGTGCCGGACGCCGTTTGGGAAGAGCGCCATCAGATGCAAGAACGAACCGCAAGAGGAGGCAGAGCAATGAGCACTGAGCGAATCACGAAGCGGGATTTCAGTGAGGTGATCCGGTTGGAGGTGACCCTGTCGAACGGGCACGAGATCACGCTGTGGTCAAAGCCGCATCGGCCCGACTACTTCACCCCTCGGGATCGGCGCGAGTTCGTCGAGCGGCAGCAGTGGGAGCAGCGAAACAAAGCGCGGGAGTTCGGTCTGACGGTGGCGACTGTCGAGGTATTCACCGACCTGACCGAGGTCGCAACTATCGAGCGCACGTACACGAAGACCGTATTGACCGAAACGAGGGGCGAGAAGTGAAGAAGTCAGATGAGGCATGGGCGGCGCGCAAGGTTGAGCGCGGCGAGGGTCGGGCGTGTAACCCGGAGACCGAGTTTCGCCTGGGGTTCGCGGCGGGCGCTGCGGATCCGTTTCGGTGGGCGCAGTTGTACAAGATCGCGGCTGAGCGTGCGTCGAAGTTTGAGGCGGCGTTGCGGGCGAATGGTATTTCGGTGCGGGATGCACTCGACGAGAAGGAGCAGGAATCATGAACGAGTTTTGGGACGAAACCACCGAGTACGACGAAGTTGCGGAGGGGCTGAAGGACACTCTTCGGGCGGCCGTGAGGAGTGAGATCACAAACCAGATTGAAATGCTCCAGACGCAGAACCGGGAGCTCAAGGACAAACTCAAGGACCTCGAGACCTTGGAACGTGAAGCGGTACAGGCCAAGGCGAGATTCGAGAGTGAATACAACACGGCGAAGTACCAGGCGGGGCAGGATGTTCGCAAGCTGGCGCTGGCTGAGTTGCTGGCCGTGATCGATGAGCAGCTGTTCACGGTCGAGATGGATCACGTCAAGCGTCCGAAGTGTGACTGGTGTGACGACGAGAGGCTGCTGCGGTACACGACCCCGCGCGGTCGCAAGACGTCTGAGTCATGCGAGTGCGCTGGGTCTGTCTCTGTGTGGAGGGTGGAGGAAGTCGCCGCGCATGAGGTGTCCCGCAATACGCGCAGCGGTGGAAAGTTCAACGTCTGGTGGGCGGCTGTGTCGAGGTGGCGGGACGCGGATTGCCTCAATCCGCGGTGGCTCGAGTCAGCCGCGGGGGTGGACGCGTCGAAGGTGGCGAAAAACCCATCGAACTATTCCTACAAGGATCGGGCGACCGCGCAGGCGGCCGCTGATGCCGCGAACGCTCCCGTTGCGGAGGTGCAGACCGATGGGTTCTAACGACGCAGCGGAAATGCTGGAAGTGGCGAAGGAAGAATGCAGGCGGCTTGAGCGGGATCTCGCGGGCGAGCGTCGAGGGCGGCAGCGGGATTACGACTGGATGATGCGGAAGCTGGGGGAAGTCGTCGACGCTCGTGACATGGCGATCGCTCAGCGTGATGCGTCCCGGCAGGTCAACGCGGAGTTCCTGGCCGCGCGGTCTGCCGAGGTGCTGGTCGAGGGTAGCTTCTTTCGCGCGGACGAGTTTCCCGCGATTCTCGGCAACTACATGCGGTTGAACGATGTGAACAGTGCCGCGATGAAGGCCGGGTATTTGCACACCGAGCGGATGCGAGGCCAGCGTGACGCGGCCTATGCGGCAATCGAGCGGGTGCTGAATCTCACCGGAGACTTCGGCCCAGAGGCCCGGCGCATCCTCACGCAGGTGCCCACCGATGCCCTGGCCGATCACCGGGAGGTCTGGGATGCGGGCTATGCGAAAGCACTGACCGACGACGGTTATGACCTCAAGGATTCGGGCTACAGCGACCGTGTGAACCCGTACCGGAAGGCGGGCGAGTAATGGCCGAAGAGTGCCGCCACATCGAGGTTGACGGCGAGGCAGTGAGCGTCCGGGGCAGCGGCGAATGGTCCGACCGGGACCGGGGAGCGTTCGCGGAAATCGTCCGGAGCGCCAAGGCGAAGTTTGCGGCCGAGCGCGCTGCGGAGTCGCCCGCAACATCAGGGGGTGAGTCGTGAGCGCCGTCGAGTGCCTGCATTGCGGTCAGACGCGTGCTGGCATCAAGCGCGACGACACGATTTGCGGAATTGAGGGCGGCTACGAGTACGTCGAGCTCGAAGAGGAATGGCCCCGTCATCGCTGGGCCGACTGGAGCGACCGGGATTTGACCGGATTCGGGATCATCCCCGAGGCGTTCGAGAGGCACCGGCGAACCCCGTTCATGGACATGCAGTACGCGGGGTGCGTGGATACGAAACGTGGTCACGTCTACCCCGGTCCGGACAACGAGTGGGGCGACCGCGCCGACCGGTGCATGGGGTGCGGGCACGTCCCTGAGTCGCTGCCTCCCGCTTCCGCAGCATCAACAGCACCACCAACCCACCCCAGCGCAGACAGCGCACGAGAGGACAAGTCATGAGCAACAACGACAAGACAGCCCGGTTGCAGAACGCGGTGCGGAAGCTCGCCGCATGGACGAGCAACGACATCAGCGAACTGATCGAAGACGGACTAATCGAAGAGGGGGACATGGAATGAGCAACAAGGAACTGATCGCGGAGGCACGCGGCATAGGCAACTGGGCACTACATGAGACGGGGCCGGAAGGGGCAGGCAAGACCGGTCCGACTCTCTTCGCCCGTTTGGTGTACGCCCTCGAAGCCGCTGAGTCGCCGTCTACTCCCGTAGCAGGAGAGCCGGAATGGGAAGCGATCGTGGGGGCATGGGGGACGGCACCGGACGGCACGCCCGTTCACCTGCCCTCATTCAGCGCCGGGAGGGACGTGAACGCCGAGAAGCTGGCGCGAATCGCAGCGATCTACGTGGCTGCGATGGACAACAGTACCGAAGAGTTCGATGACCCGACCGGAGCGCTTGACGAGATTTGGGAGGTGCTCGATGTCTGAGCCGGAACGGGAAGCGCTACGAGGCGTTGTCGGCGGCGTGCTTACCAACGCGACGAACTACCCCAAGCAGGTTGGCTTTCACGTACTCGGACGAGACATGGGGCCGCGGATCATCCGGGCCGTCGATGCCGTTATCGCTGCCGGGTACGTCTTGCCGATGCCGCCGCCATTCAAGTGTGAAGTCTGCGGATACCCGACCGAAGATGCCGCCGACGAGTTCTGGTGCTGCAGCCTATGCGGCAGCTTGGACTACGAACCCAACGCCCCCACAAATGGATGAGCGCGTGCGCCTGGTCACGAAACCAAGCCGGGCCGTCGAGTTCCGCATCAAAGCAGCCGACGCCGAAGCGATGGGCATGGAACGTGTCGCCTCGGAAATACATTCCCGCGGAGTCGACCCGGAACATCTGGGCGAACCCGTATTCAGCAAGTACACCCGACTGTGGACAATCCCCGTCCGGAGAGGCGACGACGAATGAGCTACCTACCCTGCATCACCAACGACGTCGACGAAGTGCGCTCGTGCATCGTCAACGGCGAGCATGCCAGCAACTGCGACGGCCAAGAATGGCAGTACAACCGTGAGGCGGAATGCTCGTATCGCACCGCGAACGAATGCCGCGGATGCCTGCCCGCCCCGGCCGAGCACGGCATGCTCTGCTTCTCGTGCTTCTCGAAAACACGCGAAGCATTGAAGATCGCGTTGGATATGATCACCCACCTATGTTCAATCGAACGAGCGCAGCAACTCGACAAAAACGGGGTGCGAGCACAGGCGATGTGGATCATCCCAGTGCCGAACACCTGGCGCATGGCCGACGAGCTGATCATGCTGCTCGGACACCCGACACCAGGCTTCCCGTCCGATGCGAGCGTGTTCGAGGTGGAGGCGATCACTGAGCGCTACCTCGACCTGATCGACATCGACCAGTGGGTGGCAAGCGGGGACGGCGCCGAGGCGGCCGTGCACTTCTACCGCACCATGCAGCACGCGCTCACGCAGCATCCGTTCTCCGACGTCGAGCATCCCGTGCAGAACGTCCGGTGCAACGAGTGCCGGCAGCTCACGCTCGTGTGGAAGCCGCCGCTGGAGTTCGACGGGCCGATCCACATCGTCTGCTCGACACCGGACTGCGAGTTCGTCGTCGACCCGACGCTGTACGCCATTCTCGCGGCCTCGCAGCTCGACAAGGTCACGTCGGCCATCAAGGCGACGAAAGCCGCTGAGCTTGCCGAGGCGCGGGCGGCGCGGGCAATCGAGAAGCGCCGGGTGAAAGCCGAGACGAAGGCGGCAGAGAGAGCAGCCGACGACGCGACGATCGCAGCACGCGGGGCAGCATGACCACCTCCGCCGACTGGATGAGCATCAAGGAAGCCATCGCCGTCACGAAGACCGGCCGCACGACCATCGTGCGATGGGTAGCGCTCAAGTACGTGCGCCGCATGAAGATTGGCGGCCGCGTCGTACTGCGACGATCCGACGTTGTCGAGACAGAGAGGGCAGCGTTCGACGGGGAGACCCCCGAGAAACACACCTGATCGAAACCCGCCCGGCGAGTTTGCTTGTCAATAGGTGGAAATGTTTCACGTCGTGGTACATTTGAACACAGCAGCATAGCTGTCGCATCAATCATCAGCCCCAGTCTTTCCCGCCTCTCAGGCGATGTGACCGGGGCTTTTCTTGTCCCACTGGGACGCCTGCCGCCGTCCCCCCGGTGTCCCGCAGGTGTCCCACTGGGACGACACGCTTCCGGCCGCGCATCCCCGAAACCAAGAGGCCCCGCCGAGGGCACCATCGGGCATTCGTCGCGGCCGGCAGATATTTGCCACCGAACCTTACAGGGACGGACGACTACCGCGGTGCCCAGCGGCGGCAACAAAGCGGGCAACAGCGCAGAGCGGGGTCGGCAGGACGCACTCACCGGCCCCGCGAACGCACCCCAAGACCACAACTGAAAACGCGCGGGCACCGACGGTGGATATCGGGGCGTCAACTCACCGCCCACGTGGCGACGGAGTATCGGCATTCCTTCTGGATGCCAGCAGCAGACCTGATGACCCTGACCACGCCCATGGTGACGTGGCTAAGTGCAGGGATGCCGCCTTGCCGGTGTTGGGCGTCCTACGGGGCGCCCGGCAACCGTGCCCCCACACACACGCCCGTCCCGGCTACTCCCCAGGACGGTCCCCTTTCCGGCTGACCGCGTCAACACCGTCTTGCATTGCGGTGAAGGACCCCTGAAGGCGCTAAACCTTTTATGCGCTGTGATACCTGCGCGGCAGCCGGAACCACCCTCGAGCAGACGGGCACCATGAATACTTTCATCTGGGCGGTCCTGATCGCTTCCGCAGTCGCCATCGTCGCCTGCGCACCCTCGGGCGAACGCAAGCGCACCGCCTCCTGGTTGGACCTCCTGCCGTACATGACCGCGTCGCACAAGCAGGCCGGCCGTGCTCAGCAGACCGCCGCTCACCGACGAGCGAAGACCCGCCGATGAGCGCGCAGACGCAAGCAGCCCTAGACGATGCCATTGCCGCTCATGTCGCCGACAGGAGCGACGGTGCCATGCTGACCGGATACATTCTGCAAACCGCTGCCCTGCCAAGCACCGCCGAAGAACTCAGCGAAACCACGTACAGCACGATCTTCCCCGGCGGGCAACCGTTCCACGTTGGGCTGGGACTCGCTCACTTCCTCGTGCAGAACTGCGTGCTCGGCGATGCCTGACCAGAACCCGTGCCCACGCTGCGATCGGTTCTGGTGCGTCGCAACGCTCGCGCGGATCTGTAAGTGTGAGCCGAAGCCGTGAGCAAGGGCGACCGGGACCAGCGTGGACGGCTGCACTCCACCAAGCGCTGCCCTGAGTCACAGAACGGCGGCTGCGGCTACTGCATCACCGGCGACCAGAAGCGGGCAGCACGGCGCAAGGAACGGCACGACTCACGCAACAGTGAGGATAGACAGGTCGAATAGTCTCCCGAAACACGGGGGTTAGACCAAGCCGTCCCGAGCGAAACCCCGGAAAGACGCGGAAGTTCCAAGCCTCCGCATCCCCCCGGGCCAGAATCAGCTAATCGGCAGCCAGCAACTCATTCGCCAACGACCGCACACGCGCATCATTGACGGTCACACTCGGGTCGTTCGTCTTCAGGTCCAGATCGAAGGTATCCACTGACGTGAGGCCCTTCGCCCGTGCCTTCTCCGCAAGGTCTGCGGCCATTTCCTCTTCGACGCCCTTCATCGCGTCGCCCATGATGCCGGCGAAGAAATCATCCTCGCCGCCATTCGATGTGATCTTGAACATTCGTCCCCCAATTCGGTAGTGAGACGGCTAGTGTCCCCGCTTTGCTCCCGAATTGGCAAGCCCCGAACATCACAGCGTCCAGGCGTCGCCGTGCATCCGTTATCCGAAACCGAGGTGATGCTATGCGCAAGGCAACGTTCGCCTCCAAACGCGCTGAGGCGCTCGCGCTTCATGCTGCGGGGCTTTCCTGCCGGGGCATTGCGGATGCGCTCGGCTTCGCTGCCTCGACGGTGTCGAAGTGGGCCAAGCGTGAGGGCCTGTCGTTCGACCGGTCGAAGACGGACCTGGCGACGCGCGCTCACACGATCGATCTTGCCGAGTCTCGGATGCTGCTCACTCAGAAGATGATGCTCGTCGCGCATACCGAGGTTGATTCGTTGACTCGCCCGTATCTGGTGTACAACTTCGGCGGTAAGGACAACACCTACGAGGAGCACACGCTGACTGTCCCTCCTGTCGAGGTGAAGCGGTCGGTGTTCATGATGGCTGGCGTGGCGTTCGATAAGTCGACGCGGATCCTCGAGAAGGACAATGGTGGGCTCGACGAGGCTGTCGGCACGCTCGATACGCTGTCGGCTGGTTTCGCTGCTGCTGCGGAAGTGTTGCGGGCGCAGGACGGAACGCCGGCCGATGGAGCTTGAGTCTCTGCTGCGTCAGGTGTCGCGGGCTCAGCTGCTGTCGATCGTGGACAGTGCGAAGCGCACCATCTCGCTCTGGTCTGGGGCTGTATCGGCGGGGAAGACGGTTGCGCAGGTCATCGCGTTCCTCATCGCTGTTCGGATGGCACCGCGTAAGGGCCTGATCATCGTCGTCGGTAAGACGCTGGCGACGATCTACGCGAACATCTTCGTGCTGCTGCAGGACCGGGACATCTTCGGCGCGACGATCTGCAATCAGGTCAGCTACACGCCCGGTGCGACGTCGGCAGTGATCCTCGGCCGTGAGGTACTCCTCATCGGTGCGAACAACGCCGAGTCCGTCGCGAAGATTCAGGGAAAAACGGTCGTGCTCGCCCTCGTCGATGAGGCCACGCTGCTGCCCGAGGCGTTCTGGAACATGCTCGTCACCCGCCTCCGCGTCGACGGCGCCCGCATCCTGGCCACGATGAACCCCGCCTCCATGAACCACTGGATGCGCAAAGAGTGGATCCTCAAGGCAGTCGAGAAAGACGTCATCCACTTCCACCTGACGATGGCAGACAACCCCAAGCTGCCAGAAGGCTACGAAGCGCGCATGAAGCGGTCGTTCTCCGGGGTGTTCTACGACCGTATGATTCTCGGCCAGTGGACGAACGCTGCCGGCGCCGTGTACCCGATGTGGGATCCGGACCGGCACATCATCAAGTTCAGCGACATGCCGAAGATCGCCCGAGTCCTCTCGGATGGCATCGACTTCGCTGTCTCACACTCGTCCGCTGCTCTCCGCGTCGGCATCACTGCCGAGCGAAAGCCGCGCCTGGTGCTGATGGACGAATGGCGCTACGACCCACGCGACCACTACGGCGCGACTCTTGCCCCGTCCGACCAAGCGGTGCTGTACCGCAAGTGGACACGGGAGAAGCACTCACCGCATGAAGCCGAGTTCGCTCCCGAGTACACCATCGTCGACCCGGCAGCGGCGCACTTCAGTGCTGAGCTGCGGAAGTTCGACGAGATGTCCCTACAGGTCGCGCACAACGACGTCCCCAAGGGCATCGGTGTCATCTCCCGCCTCCTGTCCAACGACCAGATGCTCGTCACCGACCGCTGCAAAGGGTGGAACTCGGAGATCACCGAGTACCGATGGGATCCGAAAGCCACCGCCAAGGGCGAGGACGAAGTCGTGAAAGACGAAGACGACTCCCTCGACGCCGGCCGTTACGGCGTCTACACACCCCGCGCCAACTGGCAATTCCAACTCGACGCCGCCTAATCCCTTCGGGGCTCACAACCCCTTGGAGGTCTCATGGCTGACAACTTTCCACCGGCTCCGTACGATGTCGCCTTTGCCCAGCTCGCGATCTATGACGCGTGGTATGCGAACGAGATGGACGCTCTGCCCGATCAGAAGGGCAGCCCGGCCACGCACACGCACAACGGTCAGGCGTACTCGGGCGGCATCGTCGGTGCTGTGTCCAAGGGCGTCATGGGTTCACCGGTGGGCGAGAACCGTTCGGCGCTGTCGATCCCTGTCGCTGGCGACCTCGCCCAGCTGTCTTCCGATCTGCTGTTTGCTGAGGCGCCGTCGATCGTCCTGCCCGACTCCGTGGACACAGCGGCCGCGAGCGCGACACCGGAGCGGAAGGATGCGCAGGCTCGCCTCGACGTCATCATGTCGTCCGACGCGGCGCATGCTGAACTGCTGCGCGGTGGCGAGTACTCGGCCGCTCACGGCTGGGCCTACCTCGCCGTCGTGTGGG